CATAAACCTCATCAAGTCGAAAGGGGATGGATCTTGGTTGTATAGTTTCGAATTATTCCATGATAAATTGAAACATATTTACTTAAAATTCGAAAAACCTGGTTACGTTTATTCGAATGAAGATAAGGTTGACCACGGTGCGAGCTTACAACTTCCTGTTGGCGACCTGATCGCCGAATTTTTAAGCAGATATGTTCACTTCCAGGATGCACCTGAATTCTCTAGAATCGTATTTGATTCTTTAATGCAAGAAATGATCCTTGGTAAAGTTGGACTAGCCGATCCTGAAGGTATCGTTCATGTGTTTCAGACGACACGTGGTATGAAGGATGGAGTCTATGGCACGGATAAAATAGGAGGTCTATATACTTGTATTGGTGAACTTCATAAATTATGGAGATTCTATCATACTGATATAGAATTACGTACGACCTTCCCCGATATCCTGGATCTTATTAGCGTGAACATAGGACAAGTCTCTGGTGATAATTCACTTTTCGCTTACCCTTCGAAGTTGCATTACCTATCTGGTGTTAACGAGAATACCGCACGAATTTTGTCCGAAGTCGGTCTAACGGTTAAAACAGAAGAGAGCCTATGTGTGAGTGAATTGAAACAAGCTCTCGTAATGAGTTGGCACTTAGATAATATTTCTGTTGGAATGCCTTTAATCGTTGGTTGGAAGCCAACTGAAGAAATGCTGAAAGGATTCTTTTATCCTGAAAAGTTGCTTGATTATGACTTCATGAGCAAGACAACAAAAGATTATCTTGGTGAGATTATCATCGCGCTATATATCATGGGATTCTGGAATATAGAGGCTAGGAGATTTCTTGAATTTGCATGGCAAATATTGTGGAAGGACGAAGAAAATCATCAGATTTCTTTGCGACATATCAGTGATCTGGAATTTAAAACAGGACTGTCTCAATTAAGCGTTGACCCTGTGTTTACGGGTGAAATGCATCCTTATCCTCCGGAGAAGATTGTATCGTTGTGGTTCTCGAAGGATATTCCTGGTCTGATTACAAGATATGCAACAAATGGTCCGTCTCCACAACAAGCAGCTAGTACTGTCAACGGCTTAATGCAAATTCGAGAGTCGATTGACTTTATTCATGGTGAATATGGTGAGCACTATGTTGATGAACGAGACCCAAGGTCGGAAGTTCGAATCCCGATTGAGTGCGGGGCTTTGGTTGACCTCGGAAAAGATGCAATAGATATATCTACAATGATCGGTAGGAATATTCAATGGACTTACTTGAATTGGCGATATAATTTGGAAGAAGTTTTCGGACTTCTTTCACGTACTCCGAATTTCCCTCAATGGTTTGGAGTGTTGGATCTACTTTCTCAGTTATCTCTCTTATTGCATTATCCGCAGCAGGTATTGTTACATCGTTATCGTATGAGTACGAACGCCATAGCGACTTTAGTGTCTTTCTTTGTACCTCTGTATGAGGAGATAGTCTTCTCGATCGCAAATATATGTGGGATCCCTAGATGGTTCTTGACATGGAGTCAAATTTGGTTAGAAACACGGACTTCAAGTCGTCAGATAACGTGGAGTACTCTGGAGACAATGCAAGCAGAGCGATATGCCCCATTCATCGCGATCTTATTATTTAAGATATGTTTCTTTAACTTCTTTCGAAGTTGGACTCTTGGAAAGAGAATTTTATTCCACATGTTCTGGAATATCATATTTGTTTTACCATTGGATTTAGTTCGATGGTTTATTGAAACAAAGATGATCAGTCCTATGGTTGCTCTTCGCAGAACATTGGAGTTTTATACTCAAAAACCTTAACCGGTTAAACACTCGAGCCGAAGCGAGACTAAATATTACTTTGGACAGGTAATACAGTATTTACTGATTATCGGCGTTAGGTGAAATTTCTAACACGTAGAGAAAGTGATAGTGATCACCACCACATATCTTGACAGTCTAAGTCGAAGATATTATGTCTACTCCAGCAACTCCTAAGAATGCAAAGAAAAACCAGAATAAGCCTTCCGCAAAGCCTGCCGCTAAAGCAGACCGAATTGCAAAGCGAGCCGCTAGGAAAGCAGTGCGAAAGCTCGAAAAACAACAAGGAGTCCCCGCAGGACTCCAATCCAGAATTGGGCAAGTCTCCGACGATGTCAGGGACATTATGCTCATGCAGGCTGCCCCAGCAGCGTCCGACGTCATTCGATACTCTGGAGGAAATCAAAGAGCGACTAGCACGGCTAAGCCCGTCTATGCAGAGCCAGTTCCTTGGTCTAATGGAGCTGCTACAACCGCAAAACAAGCTCTTAACAACGGGGACACTTTCCTTGCTGTCTTTAGAGATGTCCGACGAAACATTATTGTTTACGATCCGAATATCACAGCCAAAGGTTGGCAATATATCGTCAGAGTCGTCGATACCTCAGGTGCAGCAGACGTTCCACATATGAGTGAAGAACCCCCGGAATATTCCTATGCTGAAGCTTTGCTTTCTTACACCCCTCATGGCCCTTATCTATTTCCTGGTAGAGATGAGGAAGGTAATACCTATTTCTGGATTGATAGCCCAGATTCGTCATCAACGGTAGAGTTTTCTAATTTACCGACGACACAAAATTATGTACGTGGTACCTGTTATTCTCACGGTCAGGTCCAAGATGATGTTACAGTTACATGCCCATTAGGCCCAAATACCTTTTCATTCCAAGTTCCTTATTCTGGCTATTGGAGATTTACAGTATTTAATACGAATCCTGGAACGAATAACGGTTACAATATGATAATATCTGGAACGTCAGCAGTATTTTGTCATCTCCCTGCAACGGATTACGTACAAAACATGTCCTCTGCAACTGGAGGGCGAGTGTTAGCAGCTTCGGCGATGTACTCAAATCGTGCATCATCCTTTGTTGCAAAGGGAGATATAACTATTGCTCAAATCCCAGGAGAAGAAGATTGGATGTCTTCAGTCGGATTGAGCGAACAAGGTACGGCAGCTTTTGGTGTTCCATCAGCAACGTTACAATCCCGTCCTCGAGATCAATGGGAGTCCCTACCCGTGAAGGGAGGGGCATATGCATTCTTGAAGTTGCAAGATCTTGATAATGATTTAAAAATGAGAACCTTACGAAAGGTAGGAGCGAAGACCGCTTACCCTTTTTGTGAACCGTATGAGCTCTCATCCGGGTGTGATTACTTAGTGATAACACCCTCAGTTGCTTCAAGTGTTGGCGATACATCCCAAGATGGCAGATGGGAGGTCAACACTTCAATTGAATTTACGACCGGCAATTCATGGTGTGAGGTTGGAAGAGCGAAAGTGCGCCCGACTGAGTGGCTCGATATCGAGTATTATATACGCGATATGCCTCAGTTTTATGATAACCCATTCCACTTGAAAGATATTTTCAAGTTTGCTAAAGAAAAGATTCTCCCTATTGCAGGTCAGATTCTAGGTCTTACAGCATCAGTAATTCCTGATCCCCGAGTTAAAGCTATTGGCTTTGGCTTGGCTACTGGTGCTGAAATTATAAACCAGATCGCAAATGGTAATTCTGTCAAGGATCAGAAGATTTATGCGTAATTAACAAATCCCCGAGTTCACGGGGTCCTTTCTAGTAGTGTTGGAGGAAAAACACTAGTAAGTATGAATACATGGTTCGAGTCCATGAATTTTTAGCATGGTG